GCCGTGATTGGTAGTTTCACGCTTCCAGAATGGGGCTTTGGTTTTGAGGTAGTCCATAACTATCTTTTTAATATAATAAAAACAATAACTTAAATAAAAACAAACACTTATAAATGTATATAGATGCACGCAAAGGAATATAGCAAATTTAAACAGCCACTAAACAGCCACTAAAGAGGTGTAATTATTTAAGATTAGAAAGTGGATTTAACGTCACGGCGGTTTCTAAGTAAGAGGGGGCAAAATGGGCGTAACGCATTGTCATCTGAATGTCAGAATGCCCTAGAATATCCCGTAAGACTAAAATATTTCCTCCGTTCATCATAAAGTGACTAGCAAAAGTGTGGCGAAAAACGTGAGTGGCACGCCCTTTAGGAAAACGAATTCCGCTGCCTTCAATAACTTTATGCAAATTACTGCGAATAATATAAGGCGGATTAAACACCTTGCCCGAGCGTTTAGGAATCATTTCAAACAGTTCTTGACTGATTGGCACTGTTCTGTTTTTTTTGTTTTTCGTGTTCGTAAATGTTAGCTTAAAAGGCACAATCTGGGAGGCTTGCAGATTTTCTACTTCGCCCCACCGAGCCCCTGTTGCTAAACAAATTCGGGCCATCACACCAGCATCATAATTTAACGTATCAATTTCACGCAAAAGCGGGGCAATCTGCTCACTACGTAAAAAGAAAATTTCTGGTTCGGGCTCACGCAATTTTGTTAAAGCTGAAACAGGATTGTCGCCCTCAAATTTACCTAGCTTCACCAATGTATTAAACATTGCCCGAAGGTGAGACAGATCCGTGTTAATAGATTTTGATTTAGCAGAAACACCAGCGAAACGCCCGATTTTACCTGCAAGCCGATTGCTACGATATTCAGCCAACAAGAGCGGAGAAACTTTGCTTGCAGTTGGATTGCCTAAATCGGCAGTCATACGCTTGAGCGATTTAAAAACATGCTCACCGCTTTTAATGCCTCGCCCGTGTAATTGATACCAATCCTCAACCAAATCCAGCAAAGGACGAGAATTTACACGGCTAGGGCGTGGCTCAATCTCAACAAGAGGATTTTTTGAGGCATTAAAAAAACGAGTTGCTTCCGCTTTGGTGTCAAACCAACGGCGAATGCGTTTACCGTCTTTGTAGAATTCTACTAACCATTTGCCATTTTTAGAGTTGTCTTTACGAACGCCCATAGATTCCCTTTATACGGTTGATTGTTACCCTTATTTCCACATTTCCCACTGATCATTTTTCTGCCTGAGAAGGTTTACACTCGCCATAACCAAATTATTAAAAGGGGATGATTATGCAAGCGATTTTCACTATTTTTGAGACAGGCGGTTTACGCACACTTACTTTTGCTAAGGTGGGCGAACTCCCACCAGCCAATTTTATTTATGAAAAGCGTTGGTTTATGCAAGTTAAAGACAACACTTGGGCAAATTGGCAAGAGTTAGGCGGATTTAAGAAAAAAGTGCCTGAATTAACGACCCTGAAAGCTGACTTGGTAACTGAGACAAAAACGCCTGAAGTGTTGGTTTATCGAGTTGGGCTAACACAGATGCAATCTGTTTAATGGTTTGCTCATCAAGCACGACGGTTTGGCGATTAAGCACAGCCGTCAATCCTCCATCCTCTGAAATAAAATCAATGCCTGCAGCGGTGGCTTTAACGGCTACCGCACCATTTGTTGTAACAGCCTTTTCAATTAAGCCGTGTTCGGTTAAATAGAGAATGTTATTTTTAAAATGTAACCACGTTTCCTTATCTTTCGGTTTTGTGTATAGGTAATTGATTTCATCATAAGTTTTTGTCGGGAAATTTTTTCCTTCTACGCAAAACCAATATAGCCATTCTTTTATTTCTCCGTTGGGGTAACACTTTTTGAGTGCGTTTAATACGATAGCCTGTAATTTATAGTCAATATCCATATTGTCTCCTATTCACGCAAGCTTTATGCTCAAATTTTGATATAGCTTTGTTATATCTATCCCCACATTTCCCACTGATCATTTTTCTGCCTGAGAAGGTTTACACTCGCCATAACCAAATTATTAAGAGGAATGGTTATGAATATAAATAAACTTAATGCGTTAAAAGCGGTTGAGCATTATCACGGTTATTATATGTATGAATCAATCGACAGTTGTCTTTTAAGCTCTATGCTCAGTGTTTATTGTTTCGGTTATTCCATCCCTAGTTGGGGCTGGGTGGTTTGCTTAGGTTTTAGTCTTTTATTGTTTTATTTAAAAAGAAAACACCGAAAACAACTTGAAGCTAGACTCAACCAGTTGATTTAGTGATGAATTCAATGAGTTGAATTATTCTTTCCACAAAGTCAGTCGTTGTATTGATAACCCCAATCACCGCAAAAGTAACCATTACGCCATCTTTTGCTTTTCCTTTCGCTTTTGCCCACCGCCCCACTTTGGTAATTTCTTGTTCTAGTGGGGTGGCGTTTCCTTTCTCTACTCGTTTTTCGATTTCCGCATAAGCTGGCGTGTAAAAAAGTGCAAAATCTTCGGGATTGTCACTCTTTTCTAAATGTTGTTGCCATAGGTGTACACCCTCAATAGGAAAAGTGTTTAACAAGCGGTGCAATTCTCTGGTTTGTTTGCTAAGGCTTGCGGGTATGTGTTGTTTGTGCTGCGCTTGAATTCGCTTGAGTTTATCTTGTAATTCAGTTGGCACAATCTGGTTGTATGCTGCCTGTATGGTTTTGATTTGCTGGTAGATGGGCGAATCAAACCATTGTTGCACGCTTTCGGGTATTGCCGTTCTTATTTCCTCACCCCACCCGTCTAATCTTCCCTTGCAAAAACTCTACTTTGCCGTGGATGAAAAATTCATATTCATTCGAGGCGTCAACTTCCCATTTTTCGTAGAATTTATTATCAGATAAGACTAACAGCTTACGACCAGCTCGCTGTAACCTTTTTACATAGAGCGATTCGCCTAAGCTAAACACGTAAAGCCCATCGCCTTGATAGCAGTTGAGAGTAGTGTCCACAAATAGCAAATCGCCACTTGTTAGCGTGGGCTCCATCGAGTCGCCTTTCACGTTCACAATCGCCAAGCCTTTCTCGCTGGCACGTTGGAAAAGGTTGTAGAAGTATTCACTTTCAAATTCGACCGCTTGAATATCTCCTGCAAGGTCGCCTGTTAGAAATTCGCCATTACCCGCAGAAGCATGTACATTCAACACTTCAATACGAACTTGATGTTTGCCTTCTTCCTCTTCTTCTATATTCGCCGAGAAATCAGGTGCATTGCCTTTGCCTGTTTTTAGCCATTCTGGCGATACATTCAAAGCATCAGCGATTTCAAGAATTTTTTTAGGCTCTTTAGTTTCGCCATCCAAAATTTTAATCATTGCAGGGCGAGAGATACCTACCAATTTAGCTAAAGAATTTGCATTTAAGTTATGCTCTTCCATTGCAAAACGTACTCTTTCTGATAGTTCCTTCATCATTTCGCACCTCTAGTTTTAATTTTTACGTAGAATAAAACTAAAGTTTCATCTTTTCAACATAAAAAAAATTACGATTTTTTCTTGCAAATCAAAACTAAAGTTTCTATAATCAAAACCGAAAAGCAAAACATTAGTTACATCGGAGGTATTTTGAACCAGTCAATTGCCAAATCAATTGAGATCTTAGGCTCTCAAAACAAGCTGGCAGAAGTGTGCGGAGTGAGCCATACCGCTGTAAACAAATGGCTCAAAGGAGGCGGAATTTCCGCTGTATTAGCAAAACGAATTGAAGATGCCACGCAAGGCAAAGTCACGATGCGTGAGATTGCTGAGGGATGTGAGGAGAAATGGGGATGAGTGAGAGAGAGAAACAACGCCATGCATTAAACAAGGCGTTGCGTGAGTTAATCGAGCATTGCGCGATTAGTTTTGGGGCAGGTTCGCCAGATTGTAGTGTTCAACTTTGCCGTTTATATGCTCAACGTAATCAGTTGCAATCGCTTTTTACTCAGTCGGTGATGGCACAGTCAGTTCAATCACTTCATCGGGCAGAATGTCCGAATATACCTTTTCTAGCTGCTCAATCAGAGCCAGTTGGGTTGAGTAATAACGATGGGCATCATTTAGCAGATGATCAGGTGTATTTGGCAGCGTTGAAAGCAACTGACGCGATGATTCAGTCCTTAAGCGAAGTAATTGAAGGTAGTGATAAAGCGTGGTGCCTTTATCTGGAACGGATGAAAGAATACGAGCAATCTCTACTTGAGAGTCAAGCAGTTGTTGAGCGTAATGCTCAGCTAATTGTTGGTAAAAAGTGATTTGGTTTTGGGTTTCAGTACTCATTTTAAGTCCTTTTTTAAGTGATGGGGATTGGGAATATAACATAAACCTGGGGAGGGGAGATGTGTGAGGCGGAAAAAGTAAGCCCTATGATGGCAGGGCTTGATATTGATGGTTTAATCGCGGCAATGCGGGCAGCTATGGATGTGGGCAGTTATGACGGTTTTCTGCGTGTTCAAGAAAAATATGTAAAAGCTAGAGATAAGGCTCAAAACGACTGTACCAATCCGATGGAATTTGAGAGCGTCGGATTAGGTCAATCTCAGAACTCTCAAACTGTGGGAGTTGGCGATAAGTCTTCAGCAATTCCAGGGCGGTTGATGGTTGATTGGATTCCAGCAGATAGATTAGGGCAATCCTTAGCTTATGTTCAAAAAACCGCTGGGCTTCGTTCACTCGAGGAAATAGCTGATGAAATTGGTTTGTTGCTAACTTTAACCGATGAGCAGGATTCTGACTCACTTGCATTGCGGAAATTAAAGCGAGCATTGATAAGAAAGCAGTTGATTCAAGTTCAGGCGGAAGTTGCCACGCTGCATAAAGCTGTGCGAGAGGCGATGGGCGATTCGGTGTGGCGCTGGGATTTTTAGTATAGGGGTTGTAGCCAAGTTCGGTTTCAATATCAAACATAATCAGTCCTTTTTGAGTGGTAGGGATTGGGAATATAACATAAAACGGAGGGAGGTATGGAGCAACAGCCGTTGATTATTCAGTTGGATACACCGTTTGCACCAAAGAGGAATATGCACGGCAAACGGGCATCAACGTTCACACGGTGGACAAGATGATTCAGCAAGGCAGAATTCCGATTTTTGTAGATGAAGGGCTGAAAGAAAGAGGTGGTTAAAAATGACGTATGAGAATTATGAGGTTTACACCGTGAAAGAATACGCCCAAATGAAGGGCAAAAGCGTTGATACGATTCGCCGATGGATTCGAGAGGGGATTGTAAAAGCGGTCAAAATTGGAAACGGGAAATTAAGAGCTCATTTTTATGTGCTGATTCCGCGTAATGTTTAAGGAATGGAAAAAACATATGGCAAATATCGATCACTTCTGCACCAACTGCGGAAGCAAAAATTTAAGAGTGAGAACATCGGAGAAAGTCGGTCTGTTGGCAATTGATGTGACTCTTTATTGCAACAATTGCAATTCAGAGCTAAAAGTGTTGAGCCAGATTACCCGAGTTCGCACCCCAGTCTATCACGAACGCCCTGAGGCGTTACGTATCAATAAGATTTTGAAAGAGGCTGATTTAAACACGCCAGATTTATTTAATGGCGTGATTGAAGGCGAGAAAGCCCCTCAAAATCAAGACTAATTTTTAATAACAAGCAGTGCAATTGTCGCCTTATTTTGCATAGGGCGAGATTTTTGCACCCTAAATTCAGTAAAGAGGTTAAACAATGAGCAGTTACAGAGTAAGAAAACAGCGGTGGTTGAGCCGCTTAAAACAGAAGAAAAGACGTAATACAGCGTTCTTTTTGGAGCAACGTGTAAAGGCGTTGGAGGAGCAAAAAGAGCTAGACCGTGTGGATAGTGAGCAGATTCACGATTTACTGAACCAGTTGGAGATAAAAGTGAATGAGCTGACTTATAGCGTGAAAGGTATGCGGTATCGGCTTAAGGTCGCTTATGAGCTGTTAGAACAGCGTTCGTGGTGGCGTATTTGGTGGCTTAAATTTAAGCATTTTTGGAGTTGAGAAATGAAGAACGGTAAACAAAAACGTGTGTTTGATGTGTTGATGGATTGGTTATGCCAAGTGGGCATTTGGGTGGTGGGGTTTACCCTCGCTTGTTTGTTCAGTGTAGCGTTTGCGTTGTTGCTTGATGTAGCAAAGTGAGGTGAGTGATGAATACGAAAAATCCAATGAAGAAAGTGGATGAAATCTACAAGGCTGCGATAGAGATTAACGACCTTTCAGAAAAAGCGGGGTTTGCGATGAGCCGTTGTCTTGAAGAGAGATTGAATCCTGTTGAGATGGTCGAGCAAGTGAAAAAAGCGAAAGGTTACTTCGAACAGATGCTCACCGAAATGTTGGCGTTTGAGGTGCGTGATTTTGATGCGTTGATGAAAGCGATTAAGGCAGTAGGGAATCCCGAATCATAGCGAGGTGTGATATGCGTTCTTTGTTGAATGAGGTAATCAAAAACCGAATTACAAACAACAAGCAATTCTGCTTGGATAAGGCATCGCTTGTGTGGCAAGGACTTTCGGTGGAGCTGCAGGCGGTGATTTTACGTGGGGCAAACATTGCAGGAGAGCCGACTTTTTGGGGCGGTTACAACAGCCAACAAAAACGCATCATCAAGAACACACTGCTGCTTTTTGAAGACATTGTAAATATTAAACACGGCATTGAGTACGATGCCAAGATTTTAGAAAACCGCATCAATAGAGCGGATTGAGGAAAGAAAGATGTACACCAAGCAAGATTTTAACCGTGCTGCGATTGGAATGAAGGTGGCAAGAGATAACGCCAATACCTGGTTTAATGCCTTTCGTAAAAGTCGTGATATGAACGATTGGCACAATGGGATACGTTGGGCTAATCAGGCGTTCTATTGGGCGGATGAGCTGAAAAAGACTGGGAGTGAGTTATGCCATTAATTGCAGTGAGTGAGTTTACCTTTGAGTTGGCATTACCTGCCGATCCGTTAGATGGTCAGTCGTGGGTGGTGAGTCGAGGGGGTAAGAGGGTGGATATTTCCCCCGATTTAGATGAGGCGTTGCATTTGGCATTTTTACAGTGGAAACGCGAGAACGCACATTTGTTGGCATTGCTCAATCGGGCAAGTAAGGTGAAATTTACGATTAGTCAAAGAGGTTAGGTATGCAAGGTTGGAATTACGAAGCAAGAGCAAAAGAGGTGGAAGCTGCACAACGTGCGGCTTTTGCCGATTTGGCACAGTTGAGAAATGCCAGAGAAATCCGACCGCTTGCTCTTTCGGAAATTGACCCACAAGCCACTCAGTCACAGATGGATTTGTTTGCTTCTGTGCCGAAAGATATTTATGACTGGGTAGAGGAATTACTGCAACGTTTGCCACGCAAACAACAGCGTGATCATTTCCGTAAACTCTATTTACGTGAGCTGAAATCGGTTAAAGATGACGGCTCCATTGCCTTTATGGCTGGTAACAAACAGGTTGATCACGCCAATAATTTCTTGCGTGATTTGATGGACCAACGTTTAGGCAAGGTGTTTGCTCGTTACGATTTTGACTTTGCGTGGCTGGCTAAAACGGCTCAAGAGAAATGGGAATGGGCGCACGGTTATGCAGCGGATGATTTGTTTTCTTCTTTTGGTTTGGTGCGTGAGCACGAGAGTCTAGACGAAAAGAAACGTGTGCCATTTTATTTGATGACCAATAATAAATTGGAAAAGATGGCTGCGACAATGGGCGATATTTTCCAAACCATTCAAGTCAATTTTTTCACACAGCTTGCGGAAATGCGTCAAGATTACTCTGATGAGGAATTAGAGGGCGTATTAGGCGAGATTTATGCCGAATGTGGCGAGTTGTGTGAAAAGGTTGGCTTTATGCTGCCTTATTGGGAGAGTTATCAGCACAAAATCAGCGAGGGAGAAAGCCCGAATTTTCGCCAGATGGAAATCGCTTTAAATAAGGTGGTTTGCCAAGATTGGTGGGTGAGTTTGTTGCGTAAAACTCAGCGTCAGATGCTTGAGCACGTAGCCATTGCGTGTGGTGAGGTGCGTCAAGGTGTGTCTGCATACATTTCTTTTGATGGCTTTCGTGAGTATAAATCGCAGTTGCGTAAAAACTATGATTTCTTGCGTGGGCAGATCATCCAAAACATCGACAACCCAGAAGAGCAGGTGGAACTGTTCGATATGTGGTTGAAATCGAATGCTAATCCTACCTTGCGTCGCTATGAGATGATGACCCGTCTCCGCGGTGTGGAAGAGTGGGCAGAAGAGAAGGGCTACAAAGCGTTATTTTTGACGCTTACCGCCCCTTCTTCATTCCACGCTCAACACAGTAAAGGCGGTCAGAATGGGAAGTGGTCTGGTGCAAGCCCGAAAGAGACCCACGCTTATTTGAATAAGGTGTGGGCTCAATTGCGTGCATTGTGGGCAAAACGTGGCATTACGGTGAAAGGGATGCGTGTAGCTGAACCGCATCACGATGCAACGCCTCACTGGCATTTGTTGGTGTATGTGTTAGAGCGTGATGTGGAAGAGACAGTGCGTTTATTCCGTGCAAAAGCGTTGGAATTAGACGGGGATGAGCAAGGTGCAGATAAACACCGTTGCAAGGTGGAATTCTGCGATAAAACCAAAGGCAGTGCGACGGCTTATATTGCGAAATATATCAGTAAGAACATTGATGGCTTTGATGAGCAGGATTTGAAATCAGACGAAGCCGAAGAATTACCGCTTAAAGAGAATGCTCGCCGTGTGCGTGCGTGGGCATCTCTTTGGGGTATTCGTCAATTCCAGTTCTATGGGGTGGGGTCGATTTCGGTGTGGCGTGAACTTCGCCGCTGTATGCAACCTTTGGCTGATGACAAGCTGGAAGAACTCCGCTTAGGTGCAGACTTGAGCGATTACGCCTTTTATATGGAAAAACAAGGCGGTGGTAGTTTTAAAGATGCGGTGTGTGCGGTGCATTATGAGGAACGCGAAGCTAATAAATACGGTGAAAGCGGTTCAAAAATTGATGGGATTTACAACAGATTCAAAGCGAGTGTTGAGGTTATCAAGACTCGTTCGAAAGTGTGGGCGATTCTTCGTAAGCCGAGAGATTGGGCGGAGCAAAAAGCAATGAGAGAGCAAGAGCAAAATCATCAAACTACCTCAGCGAATGCTGAGGCTAAAAATACGGGGCTTCGCCCCGCTTGGACTTGTGTCAATAACTGTAACCCTAAGCGTAGCAAGGGTTCAGCGATTGATCGGGGCTTAAGTTCAGCCGAGCAGTTGGTGGAATTTTTCCAAACTCACCAAGCGGAGCTGAAACGGTTGGAATATGCCGTGAAAAGTCGGGGTATTCCTGAACATTATTTAAACGATTATCACCGTATGCATTTAATTAACGGGGCAGAAATCAAGCTCCACGATGGTGCACGCCTGAAATTTAAGTATGGTGAGATTGAGTATGTGAATTAGAGGTAGAAAAATGACTACAGAAAAAAGTATCAAAAGTAAATGGATTTATGAGATTTTAGAACCTGATTTATTAGAAATATTTTGGCAATTTCAGCTAAATGGACTTGATAGATTAAGCACAATAAAAGAGCTTTTTGAAAGTCAATTCCAGAAGATAAAAAATGGAAAACTAATCTTTAGTAAATTAACAAAAGAGGAATATTTTCAGTTATGTGAACGAATTATTTATCCAGATAATTATGACGAGGATCAGATGCATATATTACGTTGCATTTTAAGAATTCAGAGAGATATTGATAATCTGGATTTAGTAAAATTAGAAATGAATTCAACGTTAAGTTGGATAAAAAAATTCTATGAACGCACCGATAGAAAAAAATTAGTGGATGCTCAAGAAGAAATTAACGTTTAAGAGGTAAAAAATGACTACACACAAAACCCAAACAACCAAAGAAGACAAAGACAAGTGGGCAACGCCTTGGTGGGTGTTGCACTTTGCACGGTATTGGTTTGATGTGCCTGCGTTTGATTTGGATTGTGCGGCATCGGTGCATAATACGAAATGCAAGCGGTTTATTTCTGAGGTGGAAGATGCGTTGAAGGTGGATTGGGAGGGCGATTATTGTTGGCTGAATCCGCCTTATTCGAACCCGTTACCTTTTGTGCAGAAGGCAATTGCACAGAGCAAGCAAGGCAAGACGGTGGTGATGTTGCTGAATGTGGATAATAGCACGCGGTGGTTTAGCCTGTGCGTGCAACACGCAGCAGATATTGTGTTTATTACTGATGGGCGAATCCCGTTTATTCATAATGCAACGGGTGAGGAGGTGGCAAATAATCAGAAACCGCAGATGTTGGTTCGCTTTAAGGGCCGAAAATATGTGAAGACGAAAGTCCGTACCCGTTATGTGTCGATTGAGACGATGCGGGATGTGGGCGAAAAAATGCGTTTTAGTGCGTAATTTTGCGTAATAAGATCAGGATCAAAAGATCTTAAGGGCGATATGGCTGGCAAGGTTTGAGCTGAGTTCGCAATTTGCGTTGAAATCTATACATTTAGTGCGCTGGCGTGGCGAGGGTTTAGCTGCGTTTTTTAGGTGGGCGAAATAGCAGAAAAATGGGAGGAAAATAAACCTTTGGCACGATCAAAAACCTTGTCTTTGGTATAATAAACTGAGGAGATATTTTTTATTAACCCAACAAACAAGCTGAATTTTGCCCGTAAAAAAACCCGTGTTATGGCACGGGTTTGTTTTTCTTTTTGGCTAGCGTTATTCTTCCAGTAATTTGTATGGCATGAATTTAATTACCTCAACACCTAATTGCTGATTGATTTCTTTTAGCCGTTCTTGCAATGGAATGATCTCATTAACAAAAAACACCTTCGTGGCTTTTTCCACATCGCCAAAGCCACCTGTGTTATTCGGAATAATCCCCATCAGTTGCGGTGGCACACGGTGAGCGGCTAACACATCATCACGGCTAGCATTTTTAATGTTTAAGAAATCATCCTTTGCTACCGCATCGGATAACGGAATTACTTGCAAGCCGTCCTTTTTCCCATTCGGCATATAGACAAACAAATTCTTGAAATTGCCCGTGCCTTTGGTTTGGCGAAGTTGCTGCTTGATGGCTTCCACATCATCTTTATTTTGCGTTGGATCGGTCATATAAATAATTGACCCCGCGTGTGCACCATTCAAATAATACTTACGGCGAAACAGCGTGGCACTTTCATTCAGAAAAGCCGACTGCAACGCCCCCAAATACTCTGGCACACCGTAAATCTCTTGGTTCACATCAGGGTTGAGCAACTGAAACACACGTCCTGCAGCAAACTCATACTCATCGTAGCCATTCACAATCTGAAAGAACTTGCCCGTCTCTGTGCCCACACGCATATATTTCGCTAGTGGCACATTCAACTGCAGTACTTTGCCCGCACCATTTACCACTTTTTCCACAAACGCATTACCGAAAATTAAATAATCCTGCACCAATTTTTCCAACTGCGTGCGAGGCAAAAGCGATGAGGTTTGGCAAGTTGAAAGCAAAATATTCTTCTTCACCGTGATCGCACTTTGATGATGCGGTGAAGCAGCAAGGGCTTTGGCTAAATAAGCTGGATGAATCGGTGGGTGGTAGTATTTTGAATACATCGCCACGGGTTCGAAATAGTTGAGAATTTCCGCACGGTCAAGCACAGGGATTGGCTCCCCAAAACTAAAAGCCTGTGTGCGAGCGGTCGATTTTTGCGAATGTTTTGCCATAAAATATCCTAGTAATCAAAAGTAAAAATAGAAGAACCTGCAGAAACCGCTTCACCACCCGTACCATAAGGCACGTTGAGAATGCAGTTCATAATTGCCCACGACAAATCACCGTGACTGGCTTCCTCCGAGCGGTCGGAAACATAAGTAATTTTGCCCGTGCCTGTAATACGTTTTTTTACCGTCATAAAGCTCGTGATGATTTCATTCCCATCGAACTTCAAACGGCGTTTTTGAATCAAGTTCTGCGTTTTCAACACCATCTCATTTTTCAGATCAGCGTTATAATCCAAGCCTTGTGCGAGCGGATAAAACTTCTTCACTTCCTGAAACACGCCCGACCCCATTCCTGTTTTATCGATCACAATACGGGTGATGTTGTAATCTTCACAATACTGCTGAATACGGCGTGCCTGTGCTTCATAATCCATACCGTGAAAGGTTTGCTGATGCAATACCCGATAATCGCCCCCTTCCACTTTAGGCGGTGCAACGAGTACCAATGCAGCACGGTCGCCTGTGTAAGCTGGGTCATAGCCCAACCATACTTCACGATTACCAAACGGACGAGCCCAGAAAGGCTTGTAATCTTTCCACTCTTCCAAGCTATCCACTTGGCAAAGCTGCAAGTCGGAAAACTTGAACGCTGAACTGTTATCATCAGCGAATTGACATAAAAACAACTGCTCGAATTCTTCCTTGCTATTTTCGGCAATCAAGTCATCAATATTGAATAAATTACAACCGCCTTCCATCGCATCGTAAATACTCACAATCTGCTTCCATTGTCTATCAGCACACAGCTTTCCACGCTTTAAATTTTCGTGTGAAATATCGATTTCCACTTTCTCCGACTTGGCACGATTACGGTTAAAGGCTTTACCAGAAAAGAACGCATAGGCAGGGTGGGCAATGGTAGTGGGTGTGGAAAAATAAGTCTGGCGATACATTTTCTGTGCTGCCATACCAGAGGCAACTTTCCGCATTACATCAAATTTTGGCACCCAAAACACCTCATCGAAGTACAAATTGCCGTGATAAGATTGAGCGGTTGCGGAATTCGTGCCCAGAAAAATCAGTTCCGCTCCGTTGGGTAGCTTGATCGTCTCGCCTTTTAATTCCACATCGGCAGTTTGCTTGGCATAGCTCACAATGTAAGAACGAAATTGCAACGCCTGTTTTTTACTGGCTGAAAGAAAAATCTGATTGTGACCTGTGGTCAAAGCATCAATAAAGGCTTCGTGGGCGAAATAGTAGGTCGCCCCAATCTGACGGCTTTTTAAAATGTTGCGAATACGGTGTTGTTTTGCCTGATGCCAAACACGTTGATAGTTAAACATTCCCCCCAAAAAGCCGTTGATTAGCAACTCTTCTTGCTCTTGGCTGATTACATTTGGCTCGGCTTTTTTACGTTCGCCCTTGTTGCGGTTCGCCAGTTTCGGGTTTAAGTCCACCTCATTACCCTCGCCAAAGGCATATTTTTTCACCCGTGCTGCGTCTTTCATTTGACGCATTAAAAAATCAAGCTCCTTCAAGTCAGAGCCTGATTTCGTTTCTTTTTGCAACAGCAACAAATAACGTGTTTCAATACCCAATTCCACGCGGCTAATTGATGCCATCTCGTCCCATTTTTCCCGTTCTTTCCAGCTTGAAATGGTTGAGATAGGAATATCAAGCTGACGGGAAATTTCTGCAATTTTATAGCCACCGAAATACATCACCTTTGCTTGGCGTTTATTGTCGATAGCAATTAAATCAACGGCAGTTTCTGTTTGGTTATTTTTGATTTCTTCCATATAAAACTTGTTTTTGTGTGTATACTTGTGTATAATTATTCCCAGATTAAGACGACAAGGAGGAAGCATGCGATCCAGCGACTTAATCAAGGAGCTTAAAAAAGCAGGTTGCACGTTTGAGCGACACGGTAAGGGAGACCACCAAATTTGGAAATCGCCCATCACAGGGAAGACGTTCCCTGT